ATCCGATCCGCTTACGGCGTCGGTACTTTCTTTTGTGATACCGTCACGATTTAACTGCACAAAAGATAAACAGGGTATATCTAGCTTAACGCATAGATTATGTAGTGATGTAATCTGAAAACCTAGTGCTTGATATTCTTGGATATTATTAGTAATGGAGCTAGAAGACATTAGCTTTAAATAGTCATATATGATAAGACAGTCATTAGTCTTTCCGCTATCATCTGTTTTAACTTCTTGCATTACCCATCTTTTGATGAGATTTAGAATTTGCTCAAATGGTTTTCCTGCTACGCTAATATAACTATACGGTAATGACTCTAGCTTTTTCATAGCGTCAACTACCTTTTCGTGCTTTTCTTCATCATCAATAAATCTGCCTGTAGCAATTTCATTGATTGGCACTCCACTGATGTTTGCTAATAGTCTATTTAAATGATCTTCTTTGCTCATTTCCGTATCAAGCATTAGAACGGGATATCCTTTGCTTGCTACATTTAATGCAACATTATCACCAAAAACGCTTTTACCAACTTTGGGTCTGGCGGCAATTAAATCAACGCACTTTCGCCGTAGACCTCCACCGATAGCTTCGTCAAACCGAGTAAAGCCCGTGGGAATTCCTATGATATCGCACTTGTTATTCTCTAGAAACTCTACATATTGCTTGATATCTTTACCAATTTTTTCTGGATTCTCTGCACCGTCATCTTCTCGTAAAAACTCTGTGACGGGATTCTCCAGTATTTGTATAATATCATTGATAGTTTCTGAGCCGGTAACATCGTCAATATCTTTATGAATCTTGGCGGTTAGTTTTTTAATCTTGCGGGCAAATTCAAACTTTTTTAACTGTATTCCAAAACTGAAAATGTTTTCCTTACTGATCGGAAAATCAAAAAGGGATTTTACATATTTCAACTCTTGAGGAGTATTGATGGAATCATAAAGGTTTAACTGTGAGGCAGCGGCTAATATCGCAGGAATATCGATCTTTTGCTCATTGTTTATAACTCTGTCTATACACTTGAATAAAATCTGATTGTTTGCATGACCAAACGAATCAATAGTTATAAGATCGGATACTGTAACGTATCCATCTATTCCGTGCTGCATTATTCCTGCTAATACCGCACGTTCCGCACCTATATCAGTTAATTTGCTATCCATATTATTTACCAACGCACCTGCTACAACGATGATATTCTCCGTAAACATATCGCGGGTCTGTCTTAAATGATCTTCCACACACACTACATTCAACGTCTATCTTCTTTTGTGGCTTTCTATTTCTTGGGGTTTTTTCGCCATAATTAGTCTCAATGTCTCTAAATTCCCCATCGTCTGTCCACTGATTCTTCTTGGCTCTCACGGGTTCTCTTCTCCTGCTATTTGATGAAGTATCTTCTGTCTTTGTAACTACAAAATTATCCCCGACAGTGACAGAACTCTGTCGTGGTTGAGTTTTCTTTTCTGGCTCTGGAGTGGCTGGCTTGGTTGTATTTTGCGACAAAGCAGCCATAAATTTAGCTTTTTGTTCATCAGTTAACGATGCGATAAAATCATTAAAATCGGTCATTGTCGTTTTCCTTTCTCTAGCAGAATGTCTGCCTTTCTTTTTAATTCATAAACTTTGCCATCTAATAGATTGAGTCTAGCTTCTGCTATTTCTCTCATATTTTCTAAAGCTGATGCATATGAATTATTCTGTGACAAAATGTGTTTTTTGGATTCATGTTTAGTATATTGGCTAAAATCTTGATTGTATTTTACAATAAGCTTTTCCATTTGATCGTGACACCAACTTAGAGCAACTTTGTTTTTGTTAATTTCATCTTGAATATATGTGGCGTATCCATACATCAAATATGCAGCATCAAATAATTCTTGTTGGGTCAATTTTCTGAGTTGATCCATCGACAAGTCTGATACTAGCAAATACTCTTCTCTAAAAGAGGAAAATTTGGTGTTAGTACTGTTTATGTAATTATTGATAGATTCAAGGTGTTCTGCTAATCTATCAGACGCTTTTAATTCTCTGTCTCCACTCATCGTCACTTTCTGTATATTTTAGGGTTACAAGTCTTATATCATTCAATTCGCACCAAACTATTTTGTCTTCATCCCTAGCTTTTCCCTTCAAAAAATCCGCCTTGCTCTTGTGAAAAAATGGACAAAATTCATAATGCTGCTGTCCATGAACCTCAATGGCTAGTTTAATCGAAGGAATATAAAAGTCAAGGTACAACACTGATTTTCTGTGCAACTCTGTGCTTCCCGGTAACTTTACTTCTTCTAATATTCTATAACTATTGAATAGTTCTTTTAGCAACCCCCTTGCTCTAATATGGAACTTTGATCTTTTACGCTTATCATCATTAAAAACATCATATCCCGTTAGATTCCAAACATATTCTTTACCATTAATTCCAACTACTTTCAATGTAGCTCCTTTATTTTTTGATATAGGAAACTGGCAATAGACGGATTATTATTTATGAACTCAGCAACATTGTTGATTCCTTGGAACTTAAAAAATCTTTCAATGTCTTCTGGAGTCTTATTGACGCTATTGTTTTCTAGGACTTTCGCTATAACTGGATTGTCTGTATCGTCTACTGCACATTGTATCGTATACCACGCTCCAGAAGCTTTAATAAGTCTGAATTCACAGGCTATCTGTATAATCTCCTGTGCTTCATCGATACCTATTCCATATTTGATCCAACTCTCTGCTGTACTATTTGGTCTACCTCCAGCATTAGATGTTTTAATTACCCAGTTAGCAATTTGACCAACGTGAGGGCCAGTATCCTTTGGGACTTGCCATTTGCCACGGTGGGTAATAACCATATTTGTTCCCGCTTGATATTGCAACATGTTTCCACAGTCAGCCATTTTTTGCGGTGCGTATGGAGAACCGCCAGTATTAGCAATGTTATGGGTAATGCAAATTAATATGGTCTTATTCTTCATAAGGGTTCCACTGATACGCTTGAAAAACATGGATAATAGTCTTGGTAATGCATTTCTAACGCCTGTACGAACCTCTCCCTCTAGTTCGCAAGCTGGAACCATGTTAGATAATGAGTCGGCAATAATTAAACAACCCGGATCATTGTTAATGTAAAACTCAATGATATTTAAGAAATCCTCTGCTGATAAAACCCTTTCGTCTGTAGACTCCACGATAAGGATATTATCTGGCTGTAGTCCTTTGATGCCATCAAAATTTTGCTTAGATAGTCTACCTTCTGTGTTTACATAAATAACACGTTTGTTCAACTGTTGGCATTTTGATGCAAAGTGTAAAGCGGTTGTTGTTTTACCGCTCTTTGGATCGCCCGTCATCACAACAACAGACCCTTCTCGCAATCCTCCACCTAGAGCAATATCTAGTGCCGGTGATACTCCAATAACAGAGAGATTATTGATGCTATCTAAAACCTCCGTGCCACTACGCACAACTTCGCCATATTTACTAATTATGGAACTGCTTACGCTATCCTCTGCAAACTTTGTATTAGCCTTTTTTGTCTTGCTCATAGATTCCTCAGTTGGTTCATGGTTGCTCTTTTTGTATTATAGCTCTGCGTTGATCTTGTCTCAATTGTTTTTTCTTCCGTTTCAACATTCATATTTACTTGAATTTGTTGTTTTGATTCTTCCAATATTTTTTGGTGCTTTTGTATGACTTTTTCCGCCAAGGGGTTGACTTTATAACCTCTACCGTTTTGAATTCCTATGACCAATAAACCATCAAAATCTTTTGATTTTATAGCACTCAGTATTGCTTCTTCGCTGTATTTCTTTTTCAGCTGTATAGCAGCACCGTATTGCTTTTTCCAAAGCCAATGCAAAGGATCACCCTTAGTCCAAAACTTATAAGATGGTTTACCTAGATTAAGCTTTTCTGATCTTCTTAAAACAATATATTCTGCAACATACGCCTCAAATGTACAATATTCTCCGGTATGGATATGTTTGTACTTGTGCGTTTCAGACCATTGTTTTTGGTAATCTTTATTGAATAGTTCCGGCTTTTTCTTCATAATTCAAAATCAATGCTTCTTGAAAACATTCTTCAACATTTGTTATTTCTTCTGTTTCTTTCACAAGTTCTGGTGTTATCCACAAAGTTTTATGAACTTGTGATCCGTGCAATTTTCCTATAGTGATAGTATTTCTACTATTTTCTCCCATCACTCCTACCAGTGATCGAATCAAGTATACACCATCGGCATCCTCTGTGTCAACATCTACAGAGTGTGATCGATATTGTAACCCAACTCTAGTCACCCTCAATTTATTATTTTTACAGTGTGTTTTTAGCTGTATCCAATCTTTGTGTTCTGGCAAATAAACATCAGTACCATTCGACAAAGTTGCTTTTATCCAAATTTTGTATTTATCTTTTCGATACTCTTCTAGCCAAGCTTCATAAGACGTTATCATATATTAAATTTCTAAATTGTGGTTGTTGTCTAAAATCATGAAATCCAAATGAGTTATTATCATTATATTTTCCATATTCGGTAGAGAATTTATATCCTATATCTATAGGCGCATATTTACATCCCATATCAATAAATTTGTCTCTTAGCTTGAGGCACAATGCAACATCGTCGTGCCAGCCATGATCTCCATGCTCATTGTCTGCTTCTAGCTTGTATTCTTTAGATAGTATTTTTTGAGCCTCAAGAAATTTTTTACTTTTCAAGCAAAACCCACTATTTCCACAAAGTTTATTCCAAGGCCAAGGTGCCCCGATATAATCATATTCAAAAAATTCATCTGTCCAACTATCTGGATTAATAATGAATCCATCCCACTGAATGCTTAAAACAAAATCTGAGTCAACACAATGTGGTAAATGATAATATACGAACTCGTTATATTCTAGAGTTGATTGTATCTTATCTATTTTGATTGTATAATTTGTTTCGATATCAGAAAAAAATAGTATTTTGTTGAAATCTGCGTGTGTTTGACATATTTCAATTGCTTTTAAGCTTTCATTTATTCTGTTCGAAGATGCACAGGCTAAAGCAACATTATTTAATTGTAGTTTATTCATCTCGCTTAATTTTAATTACGCAATTGCTACTTCTTGGAACAGATGCTGATTTGCGTCTAGCATCAGCAATTGTTGACGCATTCTCTGTCATTACAACTGCCCCACGCTTTTTAGCAAATTGTTCACCAGCGTTAAGCTTAGATGATAGGTTTTCTTTTTGGGCTTTAGCAACACACTTTTCTATCGATTTTGCTGGCCTGTCTAAATCTGTAGCAATTTCATTTATATCCTTACCCATCTTTACGTGTTCTTCGACATAAAACACTTCGGCCCTACTAAGCGGTCCTCTTTTACTAGCCATTAATAAAACTCCTTTGTGCCCGCGTCATGTATAATCCATTCTTTGATCTTAGATAAAGAATGTAATAATCAAATGTTTTTTGAGACACAGATTTTAATTCTGTTCTTCTCCATATATCTCTACCGGCCTCTGGACCCATTGGGTCTAGTGGGATATTATTATAGGTTCTAATAAAGTACTGGTTTTGAACTTGATCTTGACCTAAATTGATAGATAAACTTTTGGCCCAAACTCGCTCTTTTTCATCTGTTAAGTTCTTTCCTTTATCGTCAAATAAATGCTGTGTTGACGATTTATTCTCTGGAACTGCATCAAGATATGATTCGATAAATTTCATTTTTCACCTGTGATAATATACTTTCTTTTTTGTTCGCTTGTCATCTTATTAATTTCTTTGGTGGATGCTGTTCCAAACGATGAAAGCGGCGACTTATCTTCCTGTTTGTTTTCACTATTTTTATGTTCTATATCTGACTTTTGATATGAACCCATTTTGGACCAATTGCGGTCTGCTAATTGTCCTATGGTTTTAATGTCCTTCATAAACGATCCTAGCCCACCATATATTACCCTACA